CCCAGATTTCATTCAGGGTGAAAGTCCTCTGTTCAAGGAATTTTTAGAGCAGTACTATGCTTCAGAAGAGCATGAGTATGGTACAACTTATCTTGCCGACAATCTTGATGACTTAAAGGATATCTCTAAGATATCCGATATAGTATACGCTGCTATTCCAGTAGCATTAACTGAAGACACATATCACCTTGATGAAGTAATTAATGTCAATACGACTGAAGGATTTCCAGATACCTATGGTCTAATTAAGATTGACAATGAAATTATTACGTATACTGGAAAAACTGCAACTTCCTTTACTGGTTGTGTTCGTGGTTTTAGTGGTATATCCAAAATTGAAAGCAGCAACAATCCAGAATTTTTAACTTTTAGTGATACAGAAATTGATTATCACTATTCTGGTGCTACTGTCCAAAACCTTAGTTTGCAGTTTTTAGGACAGTTCTATAAAAAATTCAAGTATCAATTCTTACCAGGCTTTGAGAACAGACAGTTTAAGGATGTATCTGTAGAAAATATTCTCTCCAGAGCAAAAGATTTTTATAGTTCAAAGGGAACTGACACTGCATTGAAGATTTTATTCAATGTTTTGTTTGGGAAAAGTGTTGAGATATTGAAACCTTTTGACAATACTATTGTTCCATCAGAAGCAGACTGGAATGTTACTGACGATATTATTGTAGAAGCAATCTCTGGTGATCCAACTAAGTTAATTTCAACCACTTTATTCCAAGGATCCACTTCAAATCCTACTGCTACTGGAGCAATTTCTAACGTAGAAGAAGTATTTTTGGGAAATAAGAGGTATTTTAAACTCTTACTGTCCAATGATTCAGTTGTCAATACCTTTGATGTTAGCAAAAAGACCAAAGTAACCAGTCTGACTAGCACCGAAAGTGTAGTTACTGTAGATTCTACTGTCGGATTCCCAGAATCTGGAACATTTTACTACTTAGATTCCTTAGGTGAATACTCAGAAGCAACTTATACATCCAAATCATACAACCAATTCTTTGGTTGTGTCGGTCTTACAACTTCATTAGTAGAAAACACTCCAATTATTGGAGATCAATTTGTATATGGATTTGAAGATTTTGATACGGCAAGTGTTTGTCAAATGAGAATTGTTGGATCAATCAATGGATTCAACAGAAATGTAGGAAATACAAAATATTTTTCAGTTGGCGATGAAGTATCAGTAAAATATCTTGGTGAAAAAGTAGATCCCACTGATAAAAAGTTTAACAATTGGTTCTACAATAATGTATCATATACAGATGTTGAAGTAGTAGATCCATCTACAAATACAATTACAACAAAAGTAAGACACTTCTTACACAAAGGAGACAGAGTTAGTGTCTTAAGAAAGTCAACAAATGCAGTTGTAGTTGATAATGTGGAGGTTAATGATGTTTCTAGCGATTTGATATTCCAAATTTCTTCTGGAACACTACAATATGGTGTTGAGTATACTGTAAAGAAAAATATTACTTATGCCAAGTCAACTCTAAATTCAACTTCAGTACTGTCTAATATTCAGAATTCATTTACTGACGAAGAGAGAAACACTTATGTTGCGTTTTCTGGTCTGCCATCGTATGAGTCAATCCAGACAACTAACAGAGCAAAGACATTTACTTCCTCAGATATAAATCAGTCTTCGGATACTATAAACATTTCTCAGCATGGTTTCTTCAATGGTGAGAAAATATACTATCAATTAGTATCTGGTGTTTCTGGTATTGGAACTGGATACTACTATGTCAATAAAGTTGATAATGATAACTTTAAGTTGACATTAAGTCCATCTTCAATCTACACAAATTCAAATGTAGATCTGACTGGTATTGGTACTACAGATCAGCATATTGTAACTCCTGCCGATTTAGTTGGACTTAACCTTGAGAACCAGAACAACTTTAAGAGAATATACAGAAATCCAAAGCAAGTCAAAGAAAATAGAAATATTGTTGGTCCAATTGGTGTCGCATTGAATGGATTGGAACTTTACTCACCAATCTCAAAAGATTCTGTTTTCTATGGCCAACTTGAAGGAATTGCAGCATTAGAATCTGGTACTGGTTATGACATAAACAACCCACCAGAATTGCTAATAACTGATGACTCTGGTACTGGAGCAGTTGCTCATGCAAACTTCAGCGGACAAATTGAAGAGATTGTTTTAGAAACTAAAGGATTTAATTATTCAGAAGTCCCATCAGTCAACATCACTGGTGGAAATGGATCTGGTGCAGTCTGTGAAGCAAAAATGAGAGGTTACACTCATACTGTTTCATTCACTGACTTTGATGTAGACTTATCTACAGATAGCATCACATTATCAACCCCACACAAGTTCTTAGATGGAGAAGAGGTTGTTTATGTTGCGTCTGGTACTCCAATTGGCATTGGTAGCACAAACGTAGGATTCTCTACGACTAGACTGTCTGGTGATAACGTTTACTACATTGCGAAGAAGAGTGATACCTCATTCTCACTTGCAACAACAAAAGCAAGAGCCTTAGCAAAAACAAATCTGGTTGACTTTAATGCTTATGGTAACCAAGACCATACGATTAGATCAAAACAGGTTAGAACTATTATTGATAGAATCATTGTAAAGGATAGTGGATCTTCATATCAGAATAAGAAGGTAACTATTGATGCTCAGCAGTACCCACCTTCAGATCAGAGAGACTTATTCAGTACTTTTGTTGGTATTAACACTCATGATGATTATGTTTATGCAAGAAATCATGACTTTAAAAATGGTGATCAAGTTGTATACTCCGTAGATGGAACTGCAATTTCTGGATTATCTACAACCTCATACTATAAAGTTACAGTTGTTGACAGAGATAGATTCAAATTAAGTGATGCGGGAACTGCATCTACGATAACAAGCACAAACTACGATAGAAAGATATTCGTATCTTTGGGCGATGTTGGAGTAGGAACTCACACATTTGCATACCCAAGTATTCAGGTTGTAATTGATGGACTTGTTTCCATTGGATCAAGCACAACCATCCCATCACACTACAACGCTACTGCAACAGCAAGTGTTAAAGGTGGTGTAAGTGGAGCATTTATTCAGTCGGGTGGTGTTGGATTTGGTGTCACCGATATCATAAATTATGTGAGAAGACCAGCAATCCGACTCCTAACTGGTAAGAATGCAAACATCAAACCAATTGTTGGATCTGATGGCACTATAACTAGCGTATTCATTTCAAATGCTGGTTCAGAATACACTACTCCACCAAAACTGGAAGTTGTTGGTTCTGGATCATTTGCAAGATTAAAGGCAAATATTTCTGGTGGGCAGATTGTATCTGTAGATATTCTAGACGCAGGTAAGAATTATAAGGTAAGCGATACATCAATTAAGATTACCCCAACAGGTGAAGGTGCGAAGTTAAATGCAGAAATTCATGAATGGAAGTTCAATAATCTTAAGAGATATGAAAATGTCATTTCTGCCACGTATAGAGATACTGTTCAAGTAAGATCAGAAGTTCCTTCTAGAGGTAAGAAACTTTCTACCTTCTATCCTGGAAGATTCTACAGAAGTCTGCTTGATGACAACGTAGTATTGACTTCATCTGGTTATGAAGAAAAGACAACTGGTCTTGCTCATTCTCCTATCATTGGTTGGGCCTATGATGGAAACCCAATCTATGGACCATATGGAAATGGAAAGGCAATTCCAGATTCTTCTGGAACTGGCGGAGTCAAAAAGATCTATTCTAGTTACTCAGAAAATATAGTTTCAAACACTGGACTTAGACCTCCATTTGGTTCTGGTTATTTCACCCAAGACTACATTTATGATGCAAATGGTGATCTTGATGAGTACAATGGAAGATATATTGTCAACTTAGACTTCCCCAATGGAACCTATGCATATTTTGCAACTCTGGACTTAAATGATAACTTATCATATCCATATGTAACATTTAAGCATAGAAATGGAACTGATGAATTCAATTACAATGTATTAGTAGACCAATCTGATGCTCATACTAACAGTGGACTTTATAAGAGAAATGTATCGCACCTCGGATTAAATGAGGCATCAAGAAAATACCCATTCCTTTTTGATTCTCTGGATTCAAATCCAGTATTACAAGTAGAATCAATAGACTCTGCAAAAATTACTCAAATTGATGTTGTATCTCCTGGATCATCTTATAAAGTAGGAGAATCTCTTACTTTCAATCAGAATGAACTTGATTGTGTAATTAAAGAGGTGCTAGGTAAGACTATTGTATCAATAGCAACTTCTGATATCGTATCTGATAATGTTACATTCTCGGTCAAAGAAAATACAATTACTGGATTTACAACAGTCGCTCATAACTTTGTAAATGGAGACACTGTAGAAATCTCTGGAATCTCTTCTTCTCTGTATAAAGACTTAGAAGGATTTAGAGTTGTCGGAGTCAATACAATTAATGCTTCCCTGTCTGTTGCTCTTGGTACAACTTCAGTAACTGGACTCAGCACTTTTATTAGTATTTCCGAACCAACAAGCACTAAGAAATTTGAGAAGAATGATACCATCAAACTTGGTTCTGAGGAGGTCCTAATCACCTCTGTAGACCGTGTTAACAACAAGTATGGTGTCCTTAGGGCAAGGAATGGTACAACAGGTTCTGCACACACAGAGAGCACTCTCGTAACGAAACTTTCTAAGAAGTTTACGTTCAATGTAAACAAAAAATTAGAAAATAAGAATGTAGAAACAGGTTATTCACAATTCTTTAGTGCAACAGGTTCTGTTGGCATTGGAACAACGTATTCTTCTGTTGTAGTTGGAACTGCTGGAAGCACAAACCTTACAAAATCAATTCCACCAAGATCAATTTATCTCCCATATCATAGATTCAATACTGGTGATGAGTTATCTTATGTTTCGTACAGTGGAACTATTACTGCTTCATCCTCTGATGCATTAACTCCAACATTTAACTTAGATGCATTTGATAAACTGTACTGCGTTAAGTTGAATGATGAATATATTGGCGTTTCTACAGCAAAAGTTGGATTCACTACCAATTATGTTTATTTCACTGCTGTTACTGGAGATTCACACAGTTTTGAAGTCATCAAGACTAATTTAACTGGATCTGCTAAGAAAGTTTCTGCTACTGTAACCCTAGACACACAGCATTCACTGGCAGTTGGTGATTCAGTCAGATTAAATGTAAAACCAAGCAGAACACAAACCTTTAATTTTAAATTTAATAATTCAATCAAGAAACTTGTCGTAAATCCAGTTTCTTTTGCATCTACAGCAATTGGTGTTGGGACTACAAATTCATCCATCACTCTGAATAATCATGACTTCAATACAGGAGACATTGTTGTTTATGTAAACTCGGTTGGAATCGCTACTCCTCTCCAGAATAATGGAATCTATTATGTAATTAAGGAATCAGATGACACAATCAAGTTAGCTGAGACTAAGTATGATGCTTTATCATTCCCATATAATCACATTGGAATCACTACATATGGATCGGGAACTCATGAGATTTCCAAAATTAATCCAAAATTAGAATTCTATAGAGGAAACAATGTTGCTATTGCAGTATCTGATGGTAGTCTGGTAGACTATGATATCAATTTCTATACAGATAATCAATTTAAAACTAGATATGAGTCTGCATCAATTATCAAAAACGGAACATTTGGTGATTTAAACCCAAGTACTGTAATTTCCATTAGTGTTTCTGATACATTACCAGAAAGTCTCTTCTACAGAATAGAAGGTGATGACTTAAATTACACCAATACCTTCCCATCGTCTGCAAATACAGATGTTGACAATTACTCCTCAATTGATATTCTAAATTCCAAGTTCAATAAGTTGCACACTGTTTCTGGAATTGGAAGCACCACATTTGATTTTACTCTTGTCGGTAGTGCAGAAACAAACTCTTATACTTCCTCTGGATTTAGTTCTGCAATTTATTCAACTAACTCTTCAACAGAAACTGGTGGAATTTATTCAGTAAGGATTTCTAACTTTGGAAAACCAACAAAAACACTTCCACAATTAACTTCTATTGGTTCTACTACTGGATCAAATGCTTTGGTTTCAGTAAAATCAAATTCCATTGGAAGAATTGTTGATAGTAAAATCATTCATCAAGGATTAGAATTCACAGAAGATAGAACACTTACACCAAAAGCAGACTCAAATCTAGTACTGAATTTGAAAAATATATTCACTCTGAAGTCAGTTGGTGTAACCACTGGCGGTAAGAATTATACTGGAGCACCAACAGTCGTTGCGATTGGAAATTCTTCAATTCTAACCGATACAACTGTTCAAGGCAACTCAGTATTTTCAGTTGAAGTTCTATCCAGTGACAGTAATCTTTCAGAAGATCTTAGAGTAATCCCCACAAACAATTCAAATGGTGTTGGCGTAATCAACGCTACTTCGTCCTTTGCAGCGAATACATTATTCTTGAGAGCACCTATTATTGGATTTACAGAGTTCCCATTTGCAGTAAATGATGAAATCTATGTTGAAAATATTAAGATTACCAACTCTGCAGATGGATACAATTCAAGTGATTATGGTTATCGTAACTTTACCGTTACTGGCATCAATACTGTAAGTGGTTCTGAGAGTATTACATATTCTATTGCTGGGATTGGAAGCACTGGTGGATCATATGACCCAACTAGCACCTTCGGTAGAGTCATCAAGTCTAATAACTTAGCATCACTTCAACCAGAATTTGAAAAAGTCAAGTTCTTTGAGGGAGAAAAGATTACATCTGAAGATGGAAGTGCTACTGGTGTTGTTGCCAAGAATGGTTGGGACCCAGAGGCACAAACACTTAAATTGACCAATGTTATTGGAGAATTTGAAAAAGAAGACATTATTATTGGAGCAACAAATAACTTTAAATCAACAGTATCTGACATCTTCTCATTTGATTTTGACTTGAATGTTGGAAGTATTGTTGAGAATGAAAGCACTTGGAAAACTGATACTGGAAAATTAAATTATGATTTACAACGTATTCATGATAATGACTACTATCAAAGATTCTCTTACTCGGTAAGAGGTGAGGTTCCATATCAAAATTGGTCAGAACCAGTTAATAGTCTGACACACGTTTCTGGTTATAAGAATTTTGCTAATTTAGAAATCATCAATGGAATCGGAAACACAGTTGGAATGAGTATAACTGATACTCAGATTGATCTGAATGTTGAGGTTAATAGTTTGGCATCAGTTCATTCTATTACTCATTATGATCTTGTTTCGGAAGATACAACTGATCCTTCACTTTCCAAAATTGTTAAGTTTGATTCAAAAGTTATTACCGACTATAACGAATCAAGAACAAATAAAGTTCTCTTAATTGATGATATTAGTCCACAGTTTACAGGATTTGTAACTTCTACTGGTGGTGGAATCGTAGGACTTTCCACGTTCTCCCTCTTCACTGGTGGAGATACTTTATTCTACCATACGTTTGATCCTACAGGAATTGATACTTCTACATCAACAATTACAATCCCAAGACATAATTTCAATACTGGAGAGCAATTATTATATTCTCCAACAAATAATGATCTGAATAGTGGATCTTCCATTGGAATTGTCACTACAAGTTCACTAGGAATAGGCATAGGAACCACCAGTATCCTCCCAGAGACCGTCTATGCGATTAGGGTGACTGAAGATAAGTTACAACTCGCTATAGGTGCCTCAGAGGCGACTGCAGGAACTGCTGTTACATTTACCACACTTACTGGAATTGGACTCACACACAGTTTGGAAGTTGATAGTGACCTTGCAAACACAAGAACAATTATAACATTAGACAATATTATTCAAAGTCCAATAGCAAGAAAGGATGTTTCAGTCTCTCTGTCATCTGCTGTTGGTATAGGTTCCACTGTAGTATTCTTGAATGACGCTTCAAATATTGTAGGTAAGTCTTTACTTAAGATTGAAGATGAGATTATTAGAGTTGAACTCGTTGGTGTTGGTGCAACTAATTCTCTTGATGTGATCCGTGGACAAATGGGAACCGTGGCGGCGGCACATACTGTTGGCGCAGCAGTTACAGTTCTTTCTGGAGACTACAGAATCTACCATGGAAACATATACTTTACTGAATCACCATATGGTCCTGCTGGTATTGGAACACTTACGACTAGAACTTCATTCTCTGGAAGAGCATTCTATCGTTTGAATTATGGTACAAACCTGATCATTGATGACATTTCGGAATCATTTGATGGTGCAACTGATAAGTTCAATTTGACTTCAAATTCCCAAGCGATTAGTGGAATCCAATCTAGTTTTGGTGCTATTCTCATAAACAACATCTTCCAAAGACCTTTCTATGGTGATGTTGGATCAATCTTAGAATCTGATTATCAGATTGTAGGTACAGGTCAAACAATTGATTTTACTGGAACTGGTGTTGAAGATCTACCAAAAGGTGGAATCATCAATGAATTTGATGTTGGAATTGGAAGTGGTTATCAAGTACCAAGAAAAGCACTTGCGACAGCTGTTGTTTCTGCTGGCGGAACCATTCAATCTATTGGTCTCTCCACTGGAGGATCTGGATATATCAGTGTACCTAGAGTTTCTATTGCAGACACCCTTGGTGTTGGAGTTGGTGCCTCGGTAATTGCATCTGTTACCGCTGGATTGGTCACTTCATTCACAATTGCAGTTGCTGGTAGTGGATATACAAGCACAAATCCACCTCTTGTTATAATTGATGAACCAAAACCATACAAAAATATTCCACTCTCTGGCGGTCAAGGATCTGGAGCAAAGATGGATGTTGTTGTTGGAACTGGAGGAAGCGTAGTATCCTTTGATATTTCTGATCGTGGACTCGGTTATGAAATTGGTGATGTACTAACTCTGACTGAACTTCCTTTCCAAGTTGGAGTTGGAACAAGCAACTTTGAGATTACTGTTAGAAATAGATACCAGAACAAGTTCTCTGGATGGACATTTGGACAGTTGTTGGAATTAGATGACTTTAGTAATCTATTCAACGGATTCAGAAAGTCATTCTTGCTCACAAGAACTATCATCAACAAAGAATACTATAGTATAGTTGCACAAAGTGGATCTGGAATTATTCTTGAGAATAACCTCATGATATTCTTGAATGATGTTCTCCAGAAACCAGGACAGGATTACACATTCAGTGGTGGAACTCGCTTAACATTTAAAGAGGCACCAAAACCAGGAAGTAAACTAAAAGTATATTTCTATGTTGGTTCTTCTGGTGATTATATTGAAGTTAATATTGACGAGACAATCAAACCTGGAGATAGATTGACTTTACAATCCCAAGATAATGTTCCACAGCAAGGAGAGAGAATCATTTATGAATTAATTGCATCAGATACTGTAGAAACCCAAAACTATAGTGGTGTTGGCATTATAACTGATACTGCATTCACAAGACCAACTATTTGGACTAAGCAAACTTCTGATTTGATCATTGATGGAGAAAAGGTTTCTAAGGAAAGAGATTACCTTGAACCACAAATCTATCCAAACACAAATATTATTGCATCTGTTGGATCAACTGATACTAAGATGTACGTGAAGGATCCATACTTGTTCAGCAGAATTGATGACCTTGGTCAAACTCTTAATGACATCATTATTGTTGGATTGGGAACAACAGCAGTCACAGAAGTAATTAAGACTGTAACATATCAAGGTGATTATGGATTAGTTATCGGTATTGGCACCAGTGCCACGGGCATTAATACTACTTCGCCAATGCTTGAGATTGATTTGATTCCACATCCAAATATCTATAGCACCAGTCCAAATAATTCTCAGGTATCTAAACCTGGAATTTCAACAGGTGACTACTTTGTCTTAGAAAATACAATACTTGGAAGTGGAGTTACATCAATTATTGATGATGTATCTAACGTTGTTGCTATTGGAAATAGTTTCATTGATAACGTTTATTATGCAAGCAAAGTTACTTCAATTGGAAGTTCTTCAATTCGTGTTTCAGTAAACGTAGATTCCTTAAATGGAATCAATACCTCAACCCTTCCAACCGATTTGGAAAGATTTGGTAATTACACCTGGGGTTCTATTGATATTTCATCTAGATCAACTACAAACTCTAGAGCATTTGAGTTTTACAATCAAAATGGTTTAGTTGGAATTGAAACTTCTGCACATGTTTCTAGAATTCTCCAAATGAGATTAGCTTATTAATTTAAGTATAAATAGTCAAAAATCGCACTGACATGCCAGCTATAATCACTGACCAATTTAGAATATTAAACGCTGAGACTTTTGCAAAGAGTTTCACAGGGATTGGTACAACCACAAATTACTACTATACATTCCTGGGACATCCAAATCCCACTAATGTAGATATTGATAATTATGGAGATTCTAATTGGTCAACTAGTCCCCCAGACCCAAGAGATTCATTTGAGCAAGAAGACTCATATCATGATAGTATGCTCTTCCTCAAGAGAGTAACTGCAAGTGATGTTTCTAGAATTGTCACAAGATATACCTGGCAGTCTGGTATAACTTATGACATGTACAGAAATAACTATGATATTGATAATGCTGCGGCACAGACAAATGCAAAAACACTGTACGAATCTCGTTTCTATATCGTAAATTCTGAATACAAGGTTTATATTTGTTTAAACAATGGTGCGAACCCAGACTACCCAAATGGACAAAAGTCTCTGAATGAACCAAACTTCGTAGATACTATTCCACAACAAGCAGGAAATGGTGCGGATGGTTATCTTTGGAAGTATCTCTATACTATTACTCCATCAGATATTATAAAGTTCACAACTGATAATTATATTCCACTTCCAAGCAATTGGGGAGACGCTAATACAGAGGCAGTAAAAAATGCTGCAGTTGAAGGGAAATTAGAAACGATTGTTATCAAAAATAGAGGTAGTGGATATTCTCTGAGTGGAGGTTCATCCACGGGAACAGTTTCAAATATTCCAATTCTTGGTGATGGCACTGGTGGATTTGCTTCAGTGTCAATTACTGGTGGAGAAATCACCAGTGTTCAGGTCACGAATGGTGGGTCTGGATATACTAAAGCACTTTTGAATTTTAGCACTACATCATCTGGATCGGTTGCAGTTGTAAGTGGAAGTGGTGGTCTTTTTGAGGTTATCATTCCACCAAAAGGAGGTCATGGTAAAGATATTTACCGTGAACTCGGATCACACAGAGTTATGGTCTACTCCAAGTATGATTCTGATCCAGATTATGTGATTGGAAATACCTTCTCTCGTGTTGGTATCGTAAAGAATCCAATCACTTATGGAAGTCAGACGGACATAATAAATACTTCTACCGCAACCAATCTTGGGGCGTTGAAGTTGAGACCAATTGGTGCTGGCAATACGTCAGACACTTTATATCCTGAGAATGCTTTAATTACACAAACTGTTGGTGTTGGGTCTACTGCCGTTGGTTATGTTGCTTCCTGGGACAAAAACACAGGAGTCTTGAGATATTACCAACCAGTCGGTCTTTCTACATTATCAACATATAATTATAAACTTTATGATTTTGTTGGTGCTGCAGCAACGGTGAATTGTACATCTATTACTGGAGCAGCACTGATACCAGATACAACTTTTAATGCCAACACCATTCAAGTTGGCGGAAAAATCATAAATCTGGGTCAAACATTTACTTCAGGAAAAGCAAATCCAGATGTAAAGAAATATTCAGGTGAAATTATCTATATTGACAATAGAGCACCTATAACGAGATCATCCTCGCAAAAAGAAGAAGTAAAAATTGTAGTAGAGTTCTAAGAACATGACCCAGAACACCAATTTAAATGTCTCTCCATATTTTGATGATTTTAATGAAGACAAGAACTATAATAAGGTTCTGTTCAAGCCTGGATATCCAATCCAGTCTAGGGAATTAACTACATTACAATCAATTCTTCAAAACCAAATAGAAAAATTTGGTCAACACTTTTTCAAAGAAGGATCTGTCGTCATTCCTGGCGGCACTTTTTATGACGATAACTATTTTGCAGTAAGAATAGATCCAAACTTCCTAAGCGTTCCAGTTTCATCTTACATTAGTTACTTAGTCAGCAATAATATTGAGATTGAGGGACAAACTTCTGGAGTAAGAGCAACCGTTGTCAACAGTCTGACCTATCTTGAGTCGGAAGATGGTTATGATACTCTTTATGTGAAATATACAAGATCAGGAAGTGATGGAATCACTAAAGTTTTCCAAAATGGAGAAAACTTAATCACTCTTTCTGATATTAATTTCTCTTCTACATCAATCAGCGCAAATAATCAATTTGCAAGATGTATTGTTTCGGATTCTACTAAAATTGGATCTTCTGCCTCGCTCAGTGAGGGTGTATTCTTCATTAGAGGATATTTTGTAAAAGTTCCATCCTCAACCATAGTATTAGACCAATATAGCAACAGTCCAAATTATAGAGTTGGTCTTACAATCACCGAAGAGATTGTCACTGCCTCTTCACAAAACTCTGATCTGTATGATAATGCTCAGGGATTCTCCAATGAATCAGCACCTGGTGCAGACAGATTTAGAATTACTGCATCTCTCAGCAAAAAACTGTTAACTGACACAAATGACTTAGATTTTGTGGAGTTAATGCGTGTTGAGAATGGTGTATTGCAGACTTTTGTCAATAAGACTGATTATAACATATTCAAAGACGAATTAGCAAGAAGAACTTATGACGAGTCTGGAGATTACTACGTAAAACAGTTTGCACTGGACGTTAGAGAGTCTCTGAACGATAGAATTGGAAATAATGGAGTATACTTAGATACTCAGACAACTCAAAATGGCAATACACCATCTGATAAAATCTTTACAATTCAAGTTTCTCCTGGAAAGGCGTATGTAAGGGGATTTGAAATTGATAAAACTTCTACAACTTCCATTGATGTAGTAAAACCAAGAACTACAAAATCAAAAGAGAATGTCAGCCTTCCCATTAAGATTGGTAATGTTATTGATGTTGAAAACGTATATGGATCACCAACAATTGGATTCTCCACAACATATTCTGTAGATTTACATGATAGAAGACTTGCGGATACTGGACTTCTTGAAGGAAGTTCCACACAAATTGGTAAAGCAAGAGTATTTGACTATAATCAAAAGAATATCACTGGAGTCAGCACAACAACTTATGAAGTAAGACTTCTTGATATTCAAACTTTTACAAATATCACCGTTGGATTTGCAATTACTGTTGCAGCAGACGCATATGTCAAGGGTAAGTACAGTGGTTCTAATGGTTTTGTTGCTACTGCAGTAAGTGGTGGAACTACTATTTCACTTCAAGACGTAAAAGGCGAATTCCAAATTAACGAACCATTAGAAGTTAATGGTCTGGACGTAGGAAGAAACATTACTGCAGTTAGGGACTACGATCTAGCAGATGTGAAGGCAATTCACAAGGCAGTTGGAGTTTCTACTTTTGCTGCTAACGTTGCACTTAATAGAGAGAAGAAGTCATTTACTGAGACAAGTCAATTCACTGTTACATCAGGTGGAACTGTCACATCAACCTCAGTATCTGACTTTAGAGATTCTGTAAAGGTTGGAGATATTGTTAGATACTCCGAATCTGGTGCCACTCTGCCAACTCTGAACAGAGTGACTGCAGTGACCGAATCTAACTTTACAGTTGCTGGTATTGCATCAGTCACTGGCGTTTGTGATGGTGGAGTAACACCATCAAACTTAACTACGACTGATCTTGACATTCTCATTCCATCGTTAGATGTAAATGTAGACCCAGGATATAGAGTCAAGTTACAAAATAAGTATATCTCATCTATTAATCTTTTAGATAGTTCATATATTGTAAGAAAGCAACTTACAGGAAACATAACTGGAAGCACATTTACTTTCCAGTTAAGTGGATTGGGTGATAATGATCTTTATTTTGAACCATTTACGGAGAGCAACTATATCTTAACTTGGGAATCTGGACAGAAAGAACTTATTCGTGCTGCTCAAGTAACTTTCAGCACAGATCTGAGAGAAATGACAATTGTTGCATTGTCTAGAACTGGAAATGCTACTTTAACTGCTGCTTGCAGAAGAAGCAAATTAACATCCAAGTCCAAGTCAATTCAGAGATGTTCTAACTTGATTGTTGATAGATCCAAGTATCAGGGATCTGGAATTGGATCAACTACATTTGGCGATGGTTTAACCTACAACACTGTTTATGGAACCAGAGTACAAGATAATGAAATCTCATTGAATGTTCCTGATATATCAAGAATTCTTGCAATTTTTGAATCAAATGACACATCAAATCCAGATCTTCCTTCCATTGTAGTTTCTTCCCAGAGCGATACATTTACCAATAATGTCATTGTTGGCGAGCAATTTATAGGAAGTGCCTCTGGTGCAGTTGCTCGTGTTGTTGATGTTGTAAGTGGAACTCAGTTAAACTTTGTCTATGAAAACGATAGATTCTTTGAATATGGAGAATCAGTCACACTAAAGACCTCTGGAATTACAGCAACAATTAGTACTTTACTTGCTGGCGACAGAAATATTTCCAAAAACTACACATTAGACGATGGTCAAAGACTTGAGTTCTGCGATTATGGTAAAATTATTAGAAAGAAAAATATTGCAGAACCAACTAGAAAATTAAGAATCATTTTTGATTACTTCACAAATAATGAAAGTAGTGGAACCATTGAGTCAGTCAATAGTTACAACTCTTTAGATTACTCTATTGACATTCCATTTGCCATTGATAGAAGAGCATCAGATTTTATTGACATCAGACCAAGAGTAGATGCTTATTCAACTGCATCAACTAATTCCCCATTCTCTTTTGCTAGCAGATCATTCTCTAGTTCTTCTTCTGAGACTGTAGTTTCAGACAAAACCATCGTTGCTGATTATTCATATTATCTTGGTAGAGTTGATAGACTGTACTTGACAAAAGATGGTATCTTTGAAGTTAAAAAGGGAGAACCAGCAGAATATCCAAAGGCACCAACTGCAAACAGTGAAGGTTTTGAAGTTGCTGTCATTTCTATGACTCCATACGTCTTCAATGCAACCATTGATTCTAGCGTGAAGACTATTCCACATAAGAGATTCACGATGAGTGATATCGGTGGACTTGAGAGCAGAATCAAGAATCTTGAAGAGTATACAACACTGTCACTGTTAGAAACAGATACTAAGAATCTTTCAATTAAGGATCCAAATACTGGATTGGATAAATTCAAGTCTGGTTTCTTTGTTGATAACTTCAGAAATCACAGAACTCATAATCTCAGTGGTGAGTCATTCTTTGATATTGATACGCAGAGAGGTGAGTGCAGACCTAGATCTGCAGAAAGAAACGTATCACTTACGTTTGAAACTAAATCATCCCTGTCTGACCCAGTGAATGCAGACTATCGTTGGATTGAAGACTTTGAAGACTCAAATATCACCAGAGGGGGAACTGGATTAACAATTGCATACAGTGAAGTTGAATTTGTAAATCAACCACTGGCAACCAGAACAGAAAACCTGAATCCATTCCACATTGCACTCTTTGTTGGATCAATTACTCTGAATCCTGCTTCCGATTTCTGGATGGAAGAGGTTATCCTTGCAACTCCAGACGTTGTTAAGATTACCTCACCATTTGATGGCATGGCATCTCTTCTTGGCGTTGAAGATCGTGAGAACGGTGGCATGGCTGCAAGTTATTGGAATTCTCATGAACAAACTTGGACTGGTAGAGAACTTATCAAGGAAGAAGTTCTTAGAGATGAGGAAGTTGGAAGAGAAACAATTTCTGATGTAACTTTAAGAGGTAATGGAATCAGAAGAATTACTACTGATGCAGTAACTAGAGAAGTTGAAACTCTTAATACGTTCAATGAAACTGGTATTGATAGAGAGTTTGGATTTGAACTGACTGCTGGTGAAGAAGTTGTAAGTCTTGGTAATAGAGTCGTTGGAGTAGATGTACTCTTCAATTGTAGATCAAGAAATATTGAAGTTGTTGGTAAGAGACTGAAACCAAACACAAGATATTTCGTTTTCATGGAAAACGTAGATCTGTCACAATATGCAGTTCCAAAGTTCCTCCCAATTACAATGGTAAGAGGATCATTTGCAACTGGAGACATTGTTGATACGGTAACCCCACCTGGTTCATCTACTGCAAGCATCCGAGTTCGTTTGGCACAACCAAACCATCTGTTTGGACCATTCAATAACCCAAGTGATACTCGTGGTTCCACAACTCAATACTCTGGAACCAGTTCACAGTTGAACATTGATACTGCTGGTCTTGCATCTCAGACAAGACCCGATCACCTTGGTTGGGTAAAATCTGGTAGCAAACTCGTCAATACAACAGGAACTGCAGAAGCAACTGTAGATAATATTCAGTTAATTTCTGATGATGAAGGAAATCTGATTTTCTCACTCCATATTCCTGATCCAAAAGTCGCAAGTAATCCTAAGTTCACCACGGGAAGCAATACCATTAGACTCACTACGAGTTCTGTGAATGCGAACAGACTTGATCCAGGTGAAAGTTCCGCCGAAGCAGTATTTACTGCTACAGGATATGCACAGAATGTACAAGAGCAGACCTTATCAATTAAGACTGCAGATGTAGAGAGAAAGCAGATTGGAAGTGATCAACCAATCACAAGAGTCACCCAAGAATTTGAAGAGGAAACTATTGTCACACAGGAAACCAGAGACACTGGATGGTATGATCCTCTTGCACAATCATTCTTGGTTGATAGAAACAAGAGTCAAGATGGAGTCTTTATCACTGGTGGTGAAGTTTTCTTCAAGACAAAGGATGACAACGTTGCAGTAACGGTTCAAATTAGAACCATGAGAGATGGAACACCAACAACTACTATCGTTCCATACGGAGAAGTTAACATTAAACCATCTAATGTACAACTCTCAGATGACGGAAGTGTTCCAACAAGATTCACATTTGACACCCCAGTTTATCTTCAAAGTGGTTACGAGTATGCATTAGTTCTTGTTGCGCCAACAGAGAAATACTTGGCATTTATTACAAGAATGGGTGAAGAGGATCTTCTCCTCAAGACTGTATACAACAGACAACCATATCTGGGGTCACTCTTCAAGTCACAAAATAGTTCAACTTGGACTCCAAGCCAACTTGAAGACCTTAAGTTCAAACTCTTTAAGGCGAAGTTCGTAACTAACACTCCATCGTTTGTCAAGTTCTACAATAACGAACTTCCTCTCGGTCTGATTAGAAAGACCAATCCAGTTGTTGCATATTCTAAGAGACAATATGTATCAATTGCAAATACAAACACTGTATTTGATCAAGGAAATACAATCACACAAGGAAGTAATAGTGCAAATGTATTTTCCTCTGGAGGACCAATTGAACTCGGTACTCTTTCAACAACTCTTGCATATGCAGGAATTGGTTTGACTGACGGAACATTTACTGGAGTTGGTTTTGAATCCTTAACTGGATTTGGTAATTCTTGCCTTGCAACCATTACGGTTTCAAGTGGTGCTGTTTCCTCAATTGATGTTACAAATTCTGGTTCTGGTTATGCAGTTGGAGATCTCTTACTTGCAAATCAAATTGGAGCAACTGGTACTGGAGTCAGAGCAATTGTAGGAATTGTAACTCAGACAAACTTACTTGTTGTTGATGATGTTAGCAGCAATATTGTTGCTGGCACTGCAATGACCCACTATAACTCCAGTGGAACTGGTTCTATAATCTCTGCACCAACTTCCGTTACAAATGATTCAATCAGAGACGGATATACAATGCTGTTTGATCACCATAATCATGGTATGCACGCAAGCACAAACAAAGTTAAAGTAGTTAACTTCGCAAGTGATGTTGCACCAACTTCACTCTCTTCGGCAATTGATGACGACACGACAGTTATCACCGTTGCAGATGCAACCGAATTTGCCAACTTTGAGGGTTCACCTGTTGGTGCTGCCAATACTGGATACCTCAAGATTGACAAGGAAGTCATTTCTTACAACACTGTCTCTGGAAATGATATTACGATAACAACTAGAGTTATTGATTCAAGTCTGAAGTCAAATCATGCTCAAAATGCTGCGGTCTATAAGTACGAATTCAATTCAATCTCTCTCCGCAAGATTAACAAAGAGCATGATATGGATCCAAGAGATAAGACATTCAATAGTTATTATCTCAAGTTAGATGATACCAATAAGACCTTTGGTTCTACAAAGTCTGGCGGCGGCAATGCTCTGGAAGTTTCACAAAACATTCCATTTGAATACATTGATCCACAGTTTAACATGATTACGCCATCTGGCACTAATGTTACCGCAAGAATTAAAACAACTTCTGGAACAAGTATCAGTGGATCTGAGGGATCATTCCAAGACAAAGGTTATGAAAGTGTTTCATTGAACAACTTAAATCGTTTAGATGACCCAAGAATCATTGCATCTAAGGTCAACGAGTATAATTTACTTGGAGATTCTAAGTCATTTGCTATTGAACTTGCACTTTCAACCACAAAAGAAGATGTATCGCCATTGATTGATCTTGACAGAGCAAACGTCATTGTAATCAGCAACCTTGTTGATAACAAAGTAACTGATTTTGAAACAGACAGTAGAGTCAGAATTCCTGGTTCTGATCCAAACTCTGCAATCTACGAAACACAAAAGATTCTCCTTGAATTCCCATCCAATTCACTTTATGTCCAGTTTGATGGACATAGAGAAGCAGAAGGAGACATCCGTGTATTCTAC